AAGACTAATGTGAAAGCTGCACGTTCAACGGCACACGTTAAACTAGCGGCTACACCATTAATTTTTTCTGAACCATTGGGGGCGACAGTTAGATTATTTGTATCAAACGTTCCTGCATAATCAACAAAGGTACATTCATCTCCAATTGTTCCTGCTGGAAGTGTGGCTGTAAAAATACCGGAAGTGGTATTACAAAAATACCCTTCTCCGCCTACGGCAGTAAACAATGCTGTTTTAACTGCTTGCCAAGATGTTCCTCCTGAGTTATCCACCCATGATAAAACACCACCTGTTGTTGATGTTAATATTTGATCATTAGAAGTAGCAACGGCTGCCGGCATCGTTAATGTATAAGATGTCGTTGTACCTGCTGCTTTCATTCCAATGTATGCACTATCGTCTGTATCCGCCAATCGTAATTCTTTCTGAGAATTAATTATTAATCCAGTTCCAGCGGTCCAGATTAAATCTGCATCTCCGCCAAAAGCACCTGAACTATTAAATTGAACTTGTGTTGTTGATCCGCCTGGTGCAGTTGAAGCACCTACGCCTGTATCAATAATATCGGTTCCATTATGATAACATAAATAAGTAGAACCTTCAGTAAGAGCAAAACCTGTTGCGCCCGTAACTTTAAAAGTTAAAGTGTTTCCTGAGTGGGTTGTATTGTCAAAAACGATAAAAGGTTTTTCAATCACGGCCGCTGGATCTCCAGCAGTCGCTGCAATATCAAGAACTCTAGTTCCTGCAAGAGTTCCCGTCATTTCTATAACAAAAGCTCTTCCGTCATTAGTTCCTGTAGAACCGTCTGGAATAGTTAAAGTTCTGTCTGCAGCAGCCATATCAAGAGAGATATAACCAAAAGTTTGTTTGATTTCGTCTAAAGTTGTATTAGTTTTAGTTCCCCATGTACCAGCGTTTTCGCCAGTAGCCATTTTTTGATAACCTAAACTATTATATGTTGATGCCATAAATCTCCTTAAGCTGCTTCACTATAACTGGTATTCGATCCCGTTGCAACATTTGTATACGATGTATTTGATCCTGTGTCAACATCTTGATAGTGCTGAATTCCAGGGTTTCCTACTGAAATAGTTGCCGAAACTCCAGTTAATTCTACCTCCGTAAAAGTCGAAATAGTAATAGAACCTGTACTACTGGTTGCTGAAACGCCGGTTAAAGGAACTCCAATTTCTATATTTAATGATCCTATTGAAGTAGTTGCTGAAACTCCTGTAAGCCCAACGGTAGGATTTGAAGAAATAACAACATCTCCATTTGCGCTGGTTGCTGAAACTCCAGTTAATATAGTTGTATTATCGGATACTGCAATTGGTGTTCCAACAGCTGATGTGGCTGAAACTCCTGTTAAAGGAACTCCTAAATTAATATTAAGTGAACCTATACCAGTGGTTGCTGAAACTCCTGTTAAGGTTGTACTTACATCCCCAACGATTGTAGGTGATCCTAGAGAAGTAGTAGCAGAGACTCCTGTGAGTCCCATAACATCCGCCGGTGTAATTGCTCCTACGGCTGTTGTTGCTGATACTCCACTTGGTCTAACAATTGCTTCGTCAACAGATCCCCAACCATTTTCACCCCAGTCTAATGTACCCCAACCTGGTTGTACATAAGCATTAAGAGCACCTATAGAAGTTGTAGCTGATACACCTGTAAGAGGAACTGTAATAGCTGATTCGCCCCAGTTTTCATATCCCCAGTAATCACTACCCCATCCTTGAGCTTGGTAAGCGGTAACGCTTCCAACGGACGTGGTTGCTGAGACTCCGGTTAATGTAACGGTGACTGTATCGGATTGCCAAGAATTGGCCCCCCAAATTTTTTCGCCCCAAGTTGCAGCCATAAGGAGTTCCTCCTTATGCTATCGCTATAATTGCTGTCGAGGCCGCTGGTGCTGGAAATTCTACTGTGAAAGTTCCGCTTGTAACTGTTTTATCTCCACCAAAATCAATGGCACAGACTGCAGCATCACTTGCGTGGTCATCATTAAAAATTAAACAACCACGTGCAGTAAAGGAAGCAGAAGTCCATGAAATATTTGGACTGAAATCACAAACCGCTGTATCCGTAGACAACGTAGGAGTTACACTTGTAAGCGCTTTTCCTTTTGCTGTATAGCCGCCAGTAGTAGCTAGTTCTTCTGAAGTTGTATAAACTGTTGTTGATTTATTTAAAACGGCATCACTATCATATAATGCTAAATTAAAAGTGTCTCCACTAGATGCAGTAAAATTATGTTCAGCTTCTAAAATTTCCTGTTTAAAACTATTACAAATTGCTGATGTTATGGCCATATTTATCTCCTATTACGGTGTTGGCGACTGAATGGGTATACGAATAGTTCCATCCGTGTAATCATCGCGTCTCCGTCTTCCAATTTGCTCCGCAGCAAATTTCTCTAGTTCCTGTTTATACCGATTTTCATATTGTGTCAACATGTCTGTTGGGCCTTTTAAATACCCATACGCCTCTACTAGGCATGCATATAAAAGACCACTAGGGAAATATTGACTAATATAAGTAGTGGTATTACTGGAGCTTAAACCCGTAGGTTTAGCATTAAAATGAACTTTAAAAGCATAATTTGCATCAGGAACCGGTGCAACCATCATACGTCCTGAAGTAGTATCAGTCGTACCTGTGGCTCCTCCAAACATTGCATAGTATTTAGGAGCTCCCGTAGATGTTTCAGCGGGAACAAATTCCTGTAAATAGGTTCTATCTTTTTTCTCTAACCATGTATTTACACCAGTCGTTACCGATGTAGATGTATAAACCTGCAGTCCTCTTACAAATAAGCACCCTGCAGGAGCATTAATAGTAGATTGTGCTGCAACTAAATTTCCAATTTGAGCTTTTCGATCTGCATCAATAGGGCAGTCTCTCATTACTCTATATTCTGAATTTTCAATAAACTGATCCGTAATAGTTGAAGTTAAAACATTCGTTCCTACTTCAGTATAGTTTTGTATTGCTGTGGTTAATGTTGCGTATGTAAATCCTGCCATTATGCTCTAGTATTCACCGGTCCTGCAAAGATCGGAAATCCTCCTCCTGTTTGTGTTGTACTGGCTGCTGAAGCCAATGTAAAGGTATAGCTATCATCATCTACTTTAGTAATTGAATAAGAGCCTCTTACTTTAATTCCAGCATCATGCGCAGAAGCGGTTGTGGTAAGAGGTGCTAAATTATAAGTAGGTGCTGAAGATCCTCTAGTTAAACCAGAAAGAACTCCGGTACCTGTATTATTTGCTGTGTATTTAATAGTTTCATTATCATTAGCTCCTGGTTGTACAACAATATAACCTGTAGAAGGAAAAGCTGTAGAATCAGTTAAAGTTAAAGTGGTTGCCGAATCCGTAAGATCAGTAGCAAGAGTCGTTTCTAACATAAAAAGAATTGGAGAAACTCCCCCTACCGAAGAAACAACACTTCTAAATCTCACTGCATCCCCAGTTGATCGACCATGATCAGGTTCATTAATGGTAACCGTTGTAGTTCCTGCTGTTGATAAAGGATCATTAGGTAAAATTTTTGGTGTATAAAATTCAGTTCTTGCTGGACGAGCTCTTTGCACTGCTTGAGGATCAGCTCCTACGGGTTTTGGTTGAATCTGCGGAGATTTTGGCTCATATTCTGAAGTGTGCACCCAGGCTCCATTCCATTCTCGAACCATTTCCAAATAAGGAAATGCTAATCCTGAACGATCTGAAATTGATAGTGCGTGTTGCCCTCTTGCAAATTTAGCCATTAGACGCTCGGATAATAAGTTTTAGGGGTTATATAAGTACTCGATGGCGAACCATCTTCTGCTAATGCTCTTGCTAATTCATCCTCATAATAAAGTTTCATTTGTTGAGATAATTCAGGATTATATTTTTGACTTAAATAAAAAGATAGTCCGGCTACCATACATGGAACAAAACGATAAGGAATATCTCCTACGTTAGTAAAATCTCCCACATCTTTAATTCTTTTAATATAATTATAATTTATTGTATGACCATTTTGACTTGAACTGGGGGTTAAATAAATTGTCATCGTTGTTTTATCAATAAATCTTTGCACCCAATACTGAGAAGGAGTTCCTGTTGCTGTTTTATTAGATAAAGCTTGATAAGTGGATCGATCAATTTTAGTCAGGGGAGAATCTACACTAGAAGCATTTCTATAAGAGGCTTCTAATATATCTGCTGCACCATAGATAGCTGTTGCATCAGAAGTACCATCTCCTGTAGATCTATAAATAATATATTCACTTTGATCTGTAACTAAGGTAAAACTAGAATTAGCTACTTCCCAATAATGTAAACCTCTATTACCCCATTCTTGAAAAAGAATGTTTAAAGATCGTTTTGCTGTTTTTAATTGATAGCCCGAAGTTGCCTGCAAACCAATGCGTTCGTATGCGTCTTCAATAACTTCATCAATAGCAAACGTCTT